CTTGATGTTGTCGGCGATCGTGTTCCTGTGTTGTGGATTTTTTGTCATTTTTCGTGTCCCTTTCGTGTTTTTCGTGTTTAATTCTTATTTTTGCATTGTGCTTGTTTGCTTTTGCGTTGCAAATATAGAACATTTATTTCAAATGACGAACAAAAAAATCAAAAAAAATCGTCAAAAAGTAGAATTTTTTATAAATAATTGATTATCAAATAATTAAAAAATGGAAGAATATACAACTGAATGGCTTTTGCAAGTCATTGAAAAATTGAAGGATGCGAAATTGGTCTATAATGAGGCTGATTTGTGCCAAAAAGTGGGAATCCCGAAATCGTACCTTTCAGATATGAAATCGGGACGGCGTTCCGTGTCTAAACAAACGGTTCGCAAAATTCGTCAAACGTTCCCCAATCTATTTGATGAAAAAGACGCAGATGAGGGCAAAATAGAGCGTCTGCTGCGTCTTCTCGAAATCAGTGATAAAACTATTGCAGAACATAACAAAAGGCTTCACGATGAAATTGACCGCATTCTTGACGGTCTTGGTTTCCCTGAATCCAAAAAAGAAAAAGTTGCATAATCGTAAAATTCAAACCTAAAATTCAATCACTATGAAGAAATTATTGCTAATCGCAATCGCGGCATTGACGCTGGCCGCCTGCTCATCCGACCCGATTGAGCAAAAACTTGCGTCGTATGTCCCTGCCGAAGCGGGCTACAAATTCAAGTCCTACAATGTCATCGACACCTTGACCAACGCCGAGGTCGCCGACTCGCTCCGCAATCTCTATGCTGTCGGTGAAAAGGTCTCGCTCGACGAGTTCAAGGAGCAGCGCGACCGTGAGTTCAAGGATTTCCGCTACAACATGCCAACTTACGAGGAAGATGTCATGCGCGGCGAACTGAAGGATGCGTCGCCTTGGTGTACAGAAATCCGCGAGGTGACGGAATTGGCCGATTCGCTCATATCGGTATGGGACAAGGTGAAGGCCGAGGATTACGAGTACAACTGCTTCGAGGCTTGGTATCTCGCCCGTGGCGCACATTATTTCGGCTGGGCTGACGCGGAAAAGTGGGACGCTTTCAGCGATATGGTCAATGCTGGGCGCAACGACTTCGCCCTGCTTCGCCGTCTTTCCGAAGCCGACCCAAGCGGTGTGTATGGCTACCGCGTGAAGCATGAATACTCCGTCGCCAACCCAATCGTCGAGAACGGCGATCGCCTCATCATGCGCGACGTGGTGACAATGGATAAGGATTATAATATAGTTGACGCGAGGCATATTGGTAAATGATTGAAATTCGAGAACAAAGGAAGCGTCTGGGATTGACGCAGGAGGATTTCGCCAAGCGTCTGGGGGTGTCAACCCGCACGATTCAGAACTGGGAGCAGGACGGGTCTATCCCTGCCACGTCGATGAGGTCTATCGAGCGGCTCTTTGAAAGCGTCGAGAGCGTCAACGGATGGGAGGCTGTCGTTTCCCGCCTCGACCGCATCATCGAGCTGCTTGAGGGCTTGCAGGGGAAGGAGGTGGGCGATGGTTCCCGCTGAGCTTCGTTTCGTTGAGGCCTTCGAGACGCTCCGTGCCTCCGGGCGCGTGGGTGTGACCGAGTTCTGCAGTGAGCTTGGCATCTCGAAGGGGACGTTTGGATCGTGGAAGTCCGGGACGACGAACCGCCACGCGAAGGTGGAGTGGTTCACGGCCTTGGCCGCTCGCGGCGTGTCGTCGGAGTGGCTGCTGCTTGGTACCGGGGACATGCTCACCAAGTAAAACAAGGAAGGCCGTTATTTTACTTTCGGCTCGGAAAGTAAAAAAGGCGGCATCCTTTCAGGTGTCGCCTTGCTTTGGTCGGGGTGTCGGTTATGGGTTCCGCATCCCATCTATCCAGTCCTCGACGAGGTCGGACTGGCTGCAGCCGAGGTCTGCTGCCCATTGCTTGATGAAGGCTGCTGTCTCTGGCTGGAGGCGGAAGCAGACCGCCTTGCGCTTCTCGTTTCCCTTGGTGGGTCTTCCGTTGGGGTTGTTGGTGTGTCCTTTCGGCATGGCTGCTATTTTAGAGGTGATAAGGTTGCGAGAATGTTGTGGCGTTCATCCAGCTGTGCGTTGAACTGCTGGAATACGTAATGCGACCCTTTTTGGATTTCGGCGTCCCATTCTTCAATATCGTACCGTCGTCGTACTCGTAGCCGTCGGGCATTATCTTCTTCATGCCTTTAAGGGCTTGTTCGTAGGTGGGGAAGTCGGTGTTGATGAGCACAATGTCTTGGCCGTCGTAGATGCTGGTTCTAAATTGGTATGACACCAGCAGGGCTGTCTTTCCGTTGTAGTTTTGTTTTTCCATTATTTTGTCCCTTTCTATTTGTGGGGAGGGTTGCCCCTCCCCTTGGTTTGTCATTCTTCCGTGATTGTGATTGTGTTGGTGTTGAAGTCGAGCAGGACATCCACTTGCGTGTAGATTCCCTTGCTGCTGTTTCTGTAGGAGGAGGTCTTGAACTCGTTCCAGCTCATCTGCCAGCCGCCGTTGAACTCTCTGTTGGTGAATTCGCGGCAGAGTTGGAGGAAAGTAAAAGCGTCGTTGTCGCGGTTGATCCTGCTGTCGTGTTTTGTTGTTGTGGTCTTCATTGTTTTGTCCCTTTCTTGTTTTGTTGTTGTTGTGGTTTGTTGTTGTTCTACGCTGCAAATATAAGACTTTTTTTTGATAGCGCAATACAAAACAAGAAAAAAAGAGAAATTTTTCACGAAAAAAGCGCATTTTTTTCGTGTTTTCGGAAATTTTCGGGGTGTCTCTGGAAATTTTCGCGCTATTTCAGCAAGTCGAGGACTTTTCGGTTGGCCTCCCATGCCTTGGTGAAGTCCCGCTCCACGTAGATGCCTGTCACGCGGTCGGCTCCACGGCGGGCGTGGTTGAGAGCTTGGTGGACGGTGTCGAAGTCGAAGCCGCAGGTGTTCATGGCCAGCGTCGACCATGTGTGCCGGGCGTAGTAGAAGTTCAGTCCCTCCGGCACCCGCTCCCCTCCCTCGATGGCGTTGACGGCCTCCGCCACGTCCTTCAGCCCCTTGTTGACCATGTTGTTGAAGTTCTTGTGGCCGCTGTAGCGGGTGTGGAAGTTGAGCAGGTGGTGGCCGTCGGTCGCCCGGTACCTGTCGATGAGCCTCTCCGCCTCCGGCTCGATCCTCACCTTCATGATGGCGTTGTCCTGTCGGACGCTGTCGGTCTTCCTCCTGTTGTAGGTCTGGATGCCTTCCCTCAGCTCGTTTTCGGTGGCGTGGTAGAGGTCGATGGTGTTCTCTCCGATCATGGCGAGGCTCAGCATGAACACGTCCCTTGCGAGTTCGGCTTGGCTGCCTTGGCGGAGCTGCACGGCTGCGATGGCCTTGGTCTGTGCCGCTGTGAGGACGCGGTGCTGGGTCATCGGCTGTGCCGGGATGAGTCCCTTCTTGAAGGGCTGCAGGGGTATGGCGACCTTGCCTGTCTCCTCTTGGTTGCATTCCGCTCTGGCCATGTTGTGGAGGGAGCGCAGGCAGGAGAGGTAAAAACTGACCGCTCGCGAGCTTTTGGTCTTGGCTTGGTGTTTTCCCTTGCCGTTGGCCAGCGGCGGCTCTGTCTCGAGGAAATGACGGAATTTTAGCAAAAACTGGTAGGTGATGTCGTTGATGTCGAGGGTGTCGGTTCCGATGAACCTCTTGAGGGCGTTGAGGCTCGTCTGGTAGCCCTCGGCGGTCTTGGGTTCCATGGTGGCCATCTTGTCGCGCCCGAACTCGAAGATGTCGAGGTGGAAGGGTGTACGGTTGCCTCCCTTAAGGATGTCGTTCACGGCCTCCCAGAGGTCGTCGGCGGAGTAGTATTCGGCTCCGTCGATGGCGGCCACGGCTCTTCGGTAGTCCGCGAGCTTTCGGTTGACCGCGTCGAGGATGATCTGGTCGGTGATTTTGTCCTGCTTGCGGGTCAGCTGGTCGCGGGTGACGACGAGGCTGGTGGTGGCGTATTTCGACTTGCCGCGGTGTGTCATCCGTATGTTGACCGGGATTGTGCCGTCCTTCTTGCGTCGGTGGGGAAGGATGACGTAGTTGAATGATGTGGCCATGAAGAAGTCCCTTTCGTAAAAAATCCGTAAAAAATTCGCGCTGCAAAAATGCGGTTTTTCCGTCAATTTTGCAAATATGGATTTTTTCGCCTTGGTGTCGGGGTTTTGCGTTGTGGCCTGTGGGCAAAGAAAAAGCGCAGGTGATTTCTCACTTGCGCTCTTGCGGTCCGGACGAGACTCGAACTCGCGACCTCCTGCGTGACAGGCAGAAGCGTTGGCGGTGGCTTTTCCGCTGTCTTTCAGTCCGTTGCTCATCCTTTGTTCTTTCATTGTAAATTATTCGTAAAAAAATTGTATCTTGCTTGTGAAAGAGGGCGGCTCTGGTGGCCGCCCTGTGAAAGGGACTTACAAGGCCACAACACCAAGTAAGCGCGGCAAAGGTACGGCTTTTTCCGAAACGCGCAAGAAAAAACCTCCATCCTTTTCTGGGACGGAGGTTTCAAAAAAAATGGGAGTATTAGAACTGGATGCCTATGAAGCCTCTGGCGGTAGGCTGTCCATCGTAGGTGCTGCCTGCCGAGAATCCGACGTGGACTTTCCCGAAGCGGTGGATGTAGAGCATGCTCGCGTCCTTGGCTCCGGCCTCGAGGCCTATGATGTTGCTGGGTGATGGCTGGGTGATGTAGTGCTGTTCAATGATTGTCTGCTGACGCTTATAGATAATCGCGCTGTCTATCTTAGCGTCATAGCCGCTGTACCACACCTCGGCCACATCGCCAAGTTGTGCGTGGTGCTGCTCAAAGGGTAGAGTGATCCGAGCCGAGTCAACGTCGGGTGCTACTTCCACATCGGTGAGCGGCACCTGCACAATCTTGGTTATTGTCTTCGTCACCGTGTCTGGTGGCGACGGAACAAAGCATGTATCGGTTTTGATGATGGTGTCGTGTAAGACCACAGGCTGCTGAACGGTCACGGTACATTTTCCTTTATCGTAGCCTATGAAACCACCGATCACTATGCCAGCAAACATAGTGATGAGCATGGCTCCCAACATCGTCACGATCTGCTTGAACTCATTCATGACCACAGGTATTTGACGATGGCCTCGACGTGGGCTTCTGCGATGGTCTTCTTCCCTTCCTCGCTCAGCAGGTAGGCGCAATCCTCCGCATTGTCCATGAAGAGGTTTTCGGTGAGCACGGCGGCGCACTTGGTGTCCCGGCAGATCGCCAGCGACTTGACCATGTACTTCTCCTTCGGCACCCACCTGTTGCCTTTCAGCCCTCGCTTCTCTGATGCTTCGTAAAAGAGTCGGGCGAGGCGTTTGCTTCCGCTGCCTGCATTCGGTGCCACGAACGAGAGGAAGCCCCTGGCCCCATTCCAAGAATTTCCGTTGCCAGCTGCGTTGATGTGGATGCTGTCGACAAGCACGTTGTCGGCTCCTATCTTGCGGCACAGCGAGTTGACGCGCTCCACACGCAGGCTGAGGCCGATGTCGTTAGGCTCAGGCGTGAGCAGCCGTGCGTCGATGCCTGCTGTACACAAGGAGCGGACTATGAGCGAGGCCATTTCCCTTGCCCATACTCCCTCCTTCAACTTGCCGTCAGGGGATCGCTTGCCTGGTGTCTCGATGCCGTGGCCGTTATCGATGAGGACTACCTTATTCATAGTCGTCCTCCCCTTCGTCTACGAGTCTATTCCTCATGTTGTCCTCCTTTCTCTTGCACGTCCACATCCATGCGCCATTGGTCGCTCAGCGGTGGTATACGCTTCGGACACGTTATGAAATCACATCGTTTCAGCTCGCTTGTGGCCGCCTTTGTGTTGGCAGCATCAAGCCTTTCGTTCTTTTCGGAAATCTGGTCATAAAGCTTGCCCACCTTGTCTGTCTCCACATCGTAACGGCTCTGCAGTTTGTCGTACAACCTTTGCAGGTTGTCGAACATGATCTGCATGTTTTTCAAAGCCGCAGATGTCTTTCGCTCAGCGATGAGGAAAAGGCCGGTGAGGCCGCCTGTGCCGATTGCCGCGATGATGATGTTGGTCCAGTCAAGCATGGCGTACCTCCTTATCCGAAGATCTTCTCCTTGAAGTACCAGTAGACCTTGTTGCCTTCCGGCATGTCCTCATCGTGAAGCCAGAATGCCTTTGCTGCCTTCATCAGGTCAGGCTTCGACATTCCGACAGTTGCAAGGTCATGGGCGAATGCATTGGCTGCAACGTAGGCATCCCACCGCCAATCGATCTGCTTCTCTGAGGGCCAGTCGGCAATCATTTGGGCGGCATCCGACGAGCTGACAAGCTCACCGTACACCTCGCTCTTGCCGTCAGCGGCAGTGTGCCACATGTTCGATACCAGCTTCTTCGCCAGCCATTCGTTGATGTGCTTGCCGTTCATGGCCTCATATTGGCTAATCATCAGTTCTTTGACCTCTTCAGGGTGACTCTCACGGAGCTTTTCGAGCAAAGAGGAAACGCACTCGATAGCATCCCACATTTGCTCTTCGTTGACGTATGAGCTCTTGATAAGTTCCATATAATCCATGGCAACCTCCTTTCTCTTATTCGATTACTTCGTACCTGGCATATTCCTCAACAGGGAGATTCTTGCGAAGGAGCTGACGCAGTTTAACCAGGTCGGACTTTTCAAGATCCACGGTGTTGAACAGCGACACGCAGCCTTTCTTCTCTGCCTCGTCAATCATGGAATCGACGAGCGTTGCCGCGTAGGCCGGGAGGTCCTGGTCTTGCACACCGATCTTCTCGATTCCTCTTCGGATGACAGGCTCGATGAGCATGCCCGAAGCTGGCACGGCAAGGAAAGACAGGTCGTTGACGATAGAATAGTTGTTGGCCACAGGGAAATACTTCTTGACCCACTCGTTTGCAGCTATCACAGACGGCAGCTTCCCAAGACGGCTTGCAATAATGGTGTCGACCATGGGCTTTGCCCAGGCTACGAGGACCGCAGTAAGTTTCTCGATGTTTGAGTACATAATGCTTGGAGTTTATGGTTGCGCACACAGCCGAAACCATGTACGCCACCGATTACGTTTAGTTGCCAGTGGAGGAACTTACGGCAGGAGTGGTGACATCGACCACATTGGTGGATGGGATCACCATCTTTGCCAGTGCTTGCATCTGGTTGAGCTGAGCCTGCAGACCAGCCATCAGGCCGTTGGCAGTGGCATTGAACGCCATTTGAGTTGCGTTGAACTCCATCTGTTTCTTTTCCATGGTGTTCATCTTCTCGTCAGCGTTCATCTTGGCCTTCATCTCTGCGATCTCGACCTCCTTCTTCATCGTCTCCATCATGAGGCCCATCTCGAAGCGAGTCACAGGACGGTCGCCTTCAGTTTGGCTCTTGTTGTTTCCGTTTCCGAAGAGGCCGCTCATGATACCGAGCGATCCAGCGGTGCCGATAGCACCCAGTACGGTGTTCAGGGTGGTCTGTGCTTGACCACCGACATTCATTTCACCTTGTTCTGTTTTAATTTGCATAGCTTTAATAATTTAATTTGTTGATAAATTTGGTTAATTGTGCGGCATTTTACCGTGCCACATCGGTTTTATTGTTTACACCCAAAAGGCGGGGTTTCTCGTCGTCGCGTTTTTTACGATTTCGGTCATGGTTTCTCCTTTCTTTTACTGAATATCTGGCCCGAGTACAAAGGCTCCCGTGCCTGCGTTGCCGAAGAGTTGCCCACTTACACGGTCGTACATATATCCGACCTGCCCGACACGGACTGAAAACATGTCAAAAACAAGCGTATTATTGTCGTATATTTTCAGCGAGCGAATACGTTGTCCGATACCTTTGTAGGAAGAACTAATCCTAAAAAGAACAAGGTTTTGGTACGACGTGGAAGCATTCCTTACCGAAGATGTATAAGTTGCACCCTCATAATCAAGAAAGTAATTGACGTTGGTGTTACCTATTTCGATAATAACATCGTACATAACGCCATTCTGCAGCACTGGAGAGCAATAGATGTTATACGCTCCAAATTTTTGCGCACTGCCAATTTCGCAATAATGGCTCACGCCCGAGTTGCTATCCGAAAAAAGGAATTTTCGTTGATTGTTATTAATTCCATAACCTGCAACCAATTCAGCCCTTATAATATTACCGTCTATTGGGATATAATTAAGGCTGATATAGGCGTTTCCATCTGCCTGTAAATATTCAATTTCTGCGTCATAAGGCAAGCCGCCTTGCTGCGCCACCATCATCCCGCGCCTACGAATCAATAATGCGTTGCTCATGGCCTTGCCTCCCATCCGCTCGGGTTATCGGCAGGGCTCCACACGTTGCCGTCGATGAGGCTGACGTAGTGTACGCCCTCGAAGGTTACCTTGTCGCCGATGTTGTAGGCGTCTTGCGCTCCCGTGGGCTGCACCCATTGAGGCCATTCCTCAATCGACACCTCAACGAACAAGGCGGGCGTGGTGTCGGGTGTCCAGTCCTCCTGCACGGTGTGGGCTTGGATGACCTTCCACAACTTGCCGTCGTACCAGTAACGCTCGCCCACGTTGACTGCTTTCCCCATCTTGGACACCCAAGTCGGGAACAAGGCTGCCACGTTGAGTGCGTCCTCGTCGCTGAGGCTTTCGGTGCTGTTGGCAAGCATCCGCTTCACGGCTTCCATGACTTCGCCCATGTCGGGGTCGGTTTGCGGCTGAGGCGGAACCACGGGCGGCACATAGGGAAGCCACCCAGCGGCGGCTATCTGCTCATCGCTGGGGTTGGAAATCCACACGCCTTCGTTGGTTTGGATGGTGCGGCAGTCCGAAAAGACCTGCCTGTCGCCTATCATTTTGTAGTACATCATATCTCGGTCTCCTTTCTTAGTTCTCAATAATTGTTGCGAAGCCATCCATGACGCTGACTTCATACGACTTGCTTGCGTTGATGGTCGGTGCTGAGCCGCCAGCCCACGAAGTGATTGCGCTCGGCCATGTGATGGTCGGGGCGGTCGCTGGTGTCGTGAACGTCCAGCAGTAGACGTGCGCCACCGTCAAATCGGTAGGCGTGTTCAAGGCTGGGAAGGTAGTGTCGCCGCTCAGCGTGCCGTATTGGTAGACCTTGTCGGCATCCATAGAGGCAGGGATTGTCGAGGCATCCACCACTGGAATTGGTGTTGCGAAGTCGCTTGCCTTCTTACCGCTGTCCGTGAGGTTGCCGTTGGCATCCAATCCTGCGAAATCGCCGTTTGTAGCACCACTAACCTTGTCAGCCTTTCCGCTGACATCGGGGATGGTCGGCTTGTTCTTGATGTAGTCGACCTTTGTGTTGTCGGCCTCGTTCCAGTCCGACTGCACCTGTGCTGCGGGGATGGTCGGCTTGTTGAGGATTTGAGCCACGCCCGAGTTGGCGTTCCAGTCGGCGTTGACTTGCGCCGCTGGGATGGTCGGTTTGTTCAGTAGGTCGTTATAACTTCCCGATGTCGCGACGGTGGAGAGGTCTCCAGGCTGGACTGCGGTGTCGGCCTTTCCGAGTGACGTCTGCACGCCGCTGGCGAGGTCGGTGGAAGGTATCCCTCCGCTCGGCTTTTGGTAGGCCGTGTCAGCATTTCCAAGACTCGTTTGCACGCCGCTGGCGAGGTCGGTCTTCGGTATGCCCGTGGAGGGCTTTTGATAGGCGGTCGCACCAGCAGCCGCTCCGCTGCGGATTGTGGCGAGGTCGGAGATAACGTCCTGCTTGCCTGCGAGGTCGGAAGTCTTCGCCACGTCATCGGCTGCGATGTCGCTGTCAGTTATGTTTCCGTTTTCGTCAAAGCTTGCGAGGTTTCCATTTGTCGCTCCGTTCACTTTGTCAGCCTTTCCCGCGAGTGCCTCATACACCCCACCGCTCTGCACAGGGTTGGTGCTGTCCTCGGTGGGGAATGGGTCGACGGTTATGTTACCAGGTTCTACCCACTCGGTATCACCATCTTCATCTGATTGTTTTGCCAAAACTTGGCCTATGGTACCTCCATCTGGAACACCTCTTCCTGGGTCGCCCTTAGGCCCTGGAGGGACAGGTATTCCAACATCCTTCCACTTGATCACCGGGTCGCCTTCTTCGTCGAGTTCCTCTGGGTCTTCATAGCTGATGAAGATACCTATCTCATAGTCGCCAACCTCCAACCCTCCAAATTGTGGATATGTCCCTTTGAGAGCAAAGTAGAAAACATTGTTCTCTGTGTCAGGCTCTGTGACATCCTCAGCCATCCCACCAAACTGCTGGTAGGTGGATAATGCCTTAACGATGGCAATAAGGGCATCCTGCATGATCTGGCCGGTTATCTCCTCGTTGCCATTCTCTCGTATGTATTGCTTTAAGTTCGATATCAGTTGTTTATAAGCCATGGTCTTTTACTTAAAGTCGTTATTAAAGTCGTTATTAAAGTCGTCGCCGTCATGAGTTTCTCCACCTCCTGGCTCCATGCCCGTCTGGCATGTACCACACCTCGGTGCTTTGGTCTCGCTATCGATAATCCTGAAACGCAGGGAATGAGAGGAAACAAAACGCACCGCAGCCTTGCAAGGACAAATCCAGTCCGTTGCCATGAAGATATAGTCGAGGCAGTCCTGCAGATGACGGTCAGCCAGCTCCAGCGTCTCTCTGATGATCTTCTGCCTTTCTGTCAAGGCAGAGTGATACGAATACTCCGACCGCTTGTCGGCATTGCCATAGCGGGTCTGCACGATATCGGACTTACTGACCTTGGCAAAGGCATAGTACGCCACAGCCGTCTTAAGCCCTTCAAACGACCGCTTGCCACACTTCGTGTCGTACACACCGCCATCAAGCAGCTGGTCAAACATATGGTCGGGTGGGTTGCTGACAATCCTGATATATAGGTCGTCTCCAAGAATAGTCTTGATGTGCCTTTCTACCTCACGGATGAGCGGTACCAACTTATCCTTGTCAGCATATTCCAACCTCGTCAGGTCAAGCATTTCCACAGGCGTAATGATTGGACGGAACTTGTCTTCCTCAAAGTCCTTGGTCTCATCCCTATAATAATGCGGATGCGCGAAGCCAAAAGCAATGTATCCGAAGCCTATTTCCTCCACCAACCTGCCGTTTTCCTGGTCTTTCCCAAGATAAATCTTGTCGCCAACTGCAGCCTGTTCGGTTATGGTGTAGACCACTTCTTCGCCCTTGACCCATGCCTTGTATGTGATTTTTCCTCTCATAGCACAAAAAAAGGCGGGCGTTTAGGCCCGCCCCTTAGCTTAAGATTTTACCTCCGAGATTGATAGCACGCCACGCACCCATGTGTAGAGGTAGGTCTTCGAGACCGCCTCGGTGGGCAGGGTGCCGGTGTAACGGAAGCCCGAAGGCATGGTCGCGTCGTGGGTCGTGCCGTCTGATGCGAACGACAGCAAAGCCGTGGCGTTGAAGTCGGCATTGGTGTCGTAGTCGAACTCCACATCGTCGATGTCGGTGCCCACCACGCTCATGCCATCCTCGAGTTTGACGGTGTCGCCGTCCACTGCGATGACGGTCTTGACGGGCTTGGCCGGGTTGGTCAGTCCGGGGATGACGATGGTGGTGTCGAAGGTCGTCACATCCATGCCGTCAGCGGCCACCTCGACGAGCTGGTCAGCCCAGCTGAAGGCGTTGCCGTTGGCATCGTAGCCGGACAGCTGCAGCTCGTACATGCCAGCCGAGCCGAGCTCCGTGGCTGCGGTCAGAGCGATGGTCATGGTGTTGCCGCTGATGGTCGGGCTGAGTGAGTAGGACGAGCCTCCAACCTTCGCCAGCTTGGCGACGAGGTTCTTGATATAGTTGAGGACGACGGGAAGGCCGTTGCTGCCCATCACGCGCACGGTGACGGTCAGGTTGTTCCCGCTTTTCAGAATCTGGATCTTGTTCATTGTGTTACTGTTTTAGTTGTTTTCATTAGTTATTGCTTTCACACTCTCGACCTGGCTCTCGATGGTCAGGGCCTCGAAGGTAGGCTCTGCCGGGAGCGGGTTGTCGATGTTGCCCCAATGGCTGAGGATGTCCATGTAGGCGGCTGTAAGGCTGCGCTGCTCCTTGCGGACGCAACGCGCGTAGTAGTTCTCTGCGTCGTTGATCACGTCGCCGCTGAAGCCGAGCTTGCCCTTGCGGATGCTCAGGAACACCTCCTGCTCGAAGGCGGCATAGATGGCCTCCATCACGCTGTCGGCGGTAACGGTGAAGTCCTTGTCATAGTTGTGGGCCTGGAACTCGGTGAACTTCGGCACCTCGTTCTCGTCCTCGATGGTGACCTCCGCGACCTTGCAGCAGTTCTCGTCGGTCATCAAACCCTTGACCATGTCAAAATAACCTACCATTTCCTCTCTCGGTTCACCTTCGATATAATCATTTGGTTCAATTGGCGTGTTCTGACGGAAGTGACTCAACATTCCAGCAGGCAGGAAGTTGTTCCTGACATTTCGGTGCGACACGTTGGTCAGTCCCTCATCGGTAGACATATCACGCAACACGGCATTGCACTTACTCAGCGGATAGGTCATATACCCGTCTCGGCTGTAGTAGTACACCTGGCCTTTGTAGTTCTCTATGCCTCCGACTGAGAGGATCTGCGCCTTGACAACCTCGGGTTTCGGGTTGAACACTTTGATGATATCGCAGTTGTCCTTGTTGACCTGCACGAGCTTTCCATTACGTGTCATGCGACCCGTCCAGTCAGGATGCAGATACACCTCTCCGACATTGCCCTCGCTGTCAGGCTCTGCAAGCCTCACGTTCTCAAAGGGGACGTAGTTGATTTCTACCACCTGGCCAAGCAGATTGTAGTTGACATGCAAGGCAAAGCCTCCGAACATGGCAAGGTCGGCAGCGCACAAGGAATGGATGGCATCGAGCGTCTGGCCGCTTCGGTTGACCTTCATCTGGGCGAGTACGGTGTCGCTAATCCCGTTGCCCTCCAGGAACGAGATATAACGGCTCATACAGCCGCTACCCGTTTTGGAGTTCAATACGATCTTGCGCACGTTCTGCGGATAGAGGTTGTCAGCGTCGTAGCTCTTGATGCCGAGGTTAGACAGATATAGGTTATCGATCTGCCGCTTCGCCTTCTTTGCCATCTTGATCGTTGTGCTCATCGTTGGGCCTCCTTACTTTTTGGACTTCTTTTCCTTGGGTTGCACCTCTGGTTCGGGAGCAGGTTCCGGCTCTTGAACAGGCTCGAAGGCGGATTCCCAGACGGTCTTGAGGCCGTAGACTGCTGAGCTGATGCTATTGATGTCACCGCCTTGGATAGCCTCTCGGAGAGTGTCCTGTCGGTCAATAATCAGCTGTTTTTTTTCTTCGCTCTGGATTTCGGACTGATGCTTCTCGAGGTCTGCCTCCGATTTTTTCAGGAACCTTTTTGCTTCTTCGATTTCGTTTGTCGGAATGATTGTCTCGGGTTCTGGCTCTGGATCCGGTTCGGGTTCGGGAATGGAATCGAACTGGAAGGCAGCGTCGGGGTGCTTCTCGAGGTAGGCCTTGGCGATTTCGTCGGTGAGCGTGACGTTGGTGTAGTGGCTGCCTTCGTGGTAGATGACGTAGCCACCTTTGAGATGGTATCTGTTTTGTTGCTTGCTCATTTTTATAAGTTTTCGTGTTTCTTTCGGCAATGCCGCCATTATCTCGTAGTATGCATCCGCGTATCGGTTGCGGCACGAGCAATCGCGCACGGGCGAGCCGAGGATGCTGCGGTGAAGCGCGTCGACAAACTGCCTGTCACTATCCGAGAAGTCGGAGTCGCTTCTCGGATTGCGATGCAGTGCAAGCAGTCTGTCGAGCGTCTTCTGGTCCATCGTCTCGCCTCCTTACGATTGTGCCTCCTGTGAGGATGGCGTTGAAGTGCCGAGGTAAGACTTCACGGCGGCCTCGGTGGTGGCCACGTCGGTGTTGAACAGGTACATGGCCGATCGGCCAGCCTCCAGTTCCTGCGACGTGAAGAGGTCGCCTCCGTAGGTGTCGCCGTAGGGGTTGTGGTCGGCAGCGGTGAGCTTCAGGCCGTTGTGATAGCCGTAGATCTCGAACGTGGCCTTGCCGTCGCTGCCTCCGTCCTCGTTGTGGACGATGACGATGAACTTGCCGTTGGCCAGCGGGTCGTTGAGCTTGAGGCTCTGCTGCTGGTCACGGGTGATGGTGGCGAAGACGAAGGTCTTGTCCCAGCTGTTGATGTAGGTGCCTTCGTGGAAAGCCTTGGCCGTGCCGTTGAACGGGTCCTTGAACTGGACGATGCTGTAGCCGACCTTGCCCGATTTCAGCGGCAGGGTGGTAATAATGTTAGCATCGGCACCGACGACGACGTTTGCCCAATCGACATCCTCGTAGTTGATGAGGGTGGCTTCGCGCCCGAGGCCTTTCTTTGGCTCACGGGCGCAGTCCTTCTGGTATCCTTGCTGGATAAGGTCAACGCAATTAACAGGCATGGTGTCCTCCTTTCTGCGTTAGTATGCCACAACAACAAGGCGCGGGTCGGCGATGGCCACACCCATCGTGTCCTTGACCTTGAAATACGTCTTTTCGCTCTTTTCTTCGTACCACACCTTCAATTCGGCGAATCTCGGTGGGATGGTTTTCCCGTTGGCATCCAAGCCTCCGTTTTCGGTGCCCCACTTGAGGTTCTGCAGCGAGTAGAAGAAGGCTCGGTGAGGCAGATAGGCTGCGGCATTGGGATAGGATGTGTTGACAAAGTTCGAGGCGATGATTGCATCCAGCTGAGGCACCACGATGACCTTCTCGCCGAGGAACTCAGTGAACTTGATGCCTGCGAAGAGCTCGGTGTAAGGGAGATGGTAGTTGGCCGAGCCGTTGTTGATGAGGATGTCGTACTCGATGGCGTCGGCAAACGACTGGGTGACCACGAACTGGCGGTCAGGAGCGGTGCGCAGCACCATGTCTGCCTTGAGCTTCATGTTCATCAGGACGCTCTTGGCTGCACCAGCAGTGGTGATGAAGGCATCCTGCAAGGCATAGGTGGCGGCGGAGTTCTGGCTGATGGTCACGCGCTTTATTTGATTGTTGGCCACGCCTGTCTCCAGACGCTTCCACATTCCGTCCATGAAATTCCAGTACTTTGCCTTCTTGCCGGGTTTCAGCTTGCCAGTGGAGTTGGATACACTGTCGTACACGCTGAGGGTCGTGTCATTGAACATGGCGCAGCGGAAGATTTCCTCCACAATCTTCTCCTCCAGCATCGGGCGGAGAATCTTGGTGACAAATTCATCCTGCGTCAGATCGTCGCTGTCGATGCCTTTGTCACGCATGTACTTCATGATAGTGCCGATGATGTCGTTTGCACAAATGTGCTGATAGATGCCAAAGCCAGAAATGACCCACACTTGCTCGCTGGTGGGGATTTCCGTGCCTTCATACTCGGGGTCGCAGCCTTGCATGGCCTGCATGATTTCACCCATCGGATGAATCATGGCGACACGCTTTCCGTTGCGAACGCCCAGATTGATGTCAAGGATTTGGTCGAGCTTGCCCGGCTCAATCATGTCGAGGAAGAGCAGCTCAGTCAAGTCGCGCACTGCCTGATTGTCGGGCATCAGCGCGGAAATGTCTAATGAAAAATTGTTCTGCATTTCTTTTGAATGTTTTAGTTGTTACTTGTTACGGTTGGCTCTCGCCTCCTTCTTTTCACGCAACTCCTTCTGGAGCATGGTTTCCTCAGCCACGTCAGCGGCCTTGGTTTGGTTGGTTCTGCCCTTCGGTTTATAGGCACTCTGCATCTTGGCCAAAGCCTCAATGCCACCAGCCTTATTCACGAAGTCGATGGCTTTCTGTTCCTCATCGGTCTTAGCCTTGGCTTTCAACGTAGCTATCTCAGCATCCTTGGACTTGGCTTCTTCAAGCTGTTGTTCAAGTTCTGCAATCTGAGCTTTCAGTTCCTCCGTAGTCTCGCCTTCATCAGGATCTTGCTCCTCTGCAGGCTTGATTTCGGTAATGACACCGCCTTCGATAGTGATGACGCGACCGTCAACGAGGGTGAAGGTGCCATCCGGGCTGGCAGGATCACCGACCTTCGGCTCTTCGCCTTCTTCGATGTCGATAGTGATTTCGGTTCCGTCCTCTGTCTGCAGCACGTAGTCCTTCGCTTCGATGTCTTCTCTGCTCAAACCAAGTGCTTTCCCGAGAGCCAGGAACGCATTCGCAATAGATGATTTCTTGCTCATTGTGTTTTGAATTTTGTTAATAGGTTTGAATTGATTGTAGTATGCCGACGCCGAAGCGGGGAGCATAATTTCGTGGATAAATCCGAGAGCCTTGGCCTCTTCCGGCTTCATATCACGGTCTTCATCCATGATAGCCTCGAGCGTTGCACGGTCAGAGCCTGTGCGTTCCTCGTAGATGTCAAGAATCTTGGTGTTCAGGTCTTCCAGCTGCGCCTTGGCATTGTCTGCATCGGAAAGACCGAAATGGTCAGCCCAGAACGACAGATATGGGCGGTGGATGTGTAGCGTTGCGTGAGGGAACGACTTTCTCTCAGATGCGGCAAGAAGGATGACGCTGGCCATGCTTCCGCAGTGGCCCTGGATGACGGCCTTGATTTCCTTGCCCGTCGAGCGGAGCTTGTCGTAGATGGCGAATCCCTCGTCGCAGTCTCCGCCGAGCGAGTTCATCATCAGCTCGATGGTGTTGTCGCTGGGATCCATCCAGTTAATGGCAGCGTCCACGTCGTCGAAGCTGATGCCGTCTCGGCCTTGGAACCAAAGACGCACCTTGTCGTCCTCGGAGCAGATTTCGCGGTTGATTTTGAGTATCATTGCTGTGTGTTTTTATGTTTCAGGCCGTGGCCTTGTAGCGGGAGTCGGACTTGAACCGACGACCTCCAGAGTATGGGTCTGGCGAGCTGCCAACTGCTCCATCCCGCGTCCTTGCCTCTCTCGGCATTCTCATGTGGATTGAGGCTGTCTATCTGATATCTGCGTTGCAAAAATACTATTTTGTTCTCACAGCGAGAACATTTTAGCAAAAATTTTTACATCGCACCCAAATTCTCCACCACTTTCACGCTCTTCTGCCCTCTGTTGATCTCGTCCACGGACACGTAGATGTCGAGGTCTGCGACGGCGTTCCTGAAGGCCTCGGCCATCTGCACCTCGCTCATCTGCATGGGAGAAGCCACCTGTGCCGGTGCGCCTCCCGAGTTGCGGAGCATCGACATCAGTGGCGACCATATACCAACGCTCGCGTCGTTCATGGCTCCTACCACACCTGGGAACATGGAGTTTGCCTTGGCATTGACAACACCTTCGCCCTTGCTGAGCATGGCCGGAACACTGTCGCTTGTCGTGGTCCCAGGACCTTGGACGTACGACGTGCCTCGTGCCAACTTCACGCTGTTGATCGATTGCAACGCAGGTACGATGGCAGCAATAGCCGAAGCTACTGAAGAGGCAATAGCATGGATGTTGGCCGGGTACGGCACCCCGGCTGCAGATGCTACAGCCTTTGAGATCGCGATGCCCTGTTGGATGGCTACCTCAGCCAAGGCCGCTATCTTTGAGGCCTTGACCAAAGCCTCATTATCATCGGATGCCGCTGCAAGGATGTCACCGATGCTTCCCGTGATTTTAGCAACGTTCTCGTACTTGCTGTATTCAAGTTCAATCTCACGCTTAATGCGTTCAGCGTCCTTCTTTTCGGCTGCATCCTTGGCTGCCTGCTCTTTCGCAATACGGTCATTTTCGATTGCAAGGAGATTGTTGGCATGCTGAGTTTCCAAAGCCTCCCATTGAGTCATGTAGGCTTTGTATAGTTCAGTCTCGGTGCCTCTCGCCTCTTCCTCGGCCACCATGGCCTCCAGCAGTTTGTCATGCTGTCTCTGGTATGCCGTGTTCTCTATGGCCTCACGTTTCTTGAATGCGTCTTCGATAATGCTGTTCAACGCATCCTCGGCCTTCTGCATCTCTGCAATGGTCAGCTTACGGTACTCTTCTTCTTGCTTCGCCAGTTGGGCAGCATTGTCCTCAATAGCCTTCGTGTCCTCCTTCACAGCTTTGGTGTGGGTCTTTACCGCCTCGACACTCTCCTCAATGGCTTCGGTGGTGTCATCCGTTGCGCTTCTCGCCTCTCTCATCTTATAGCTGAAATCCACAAGGCCTGTACCCCACTCCTTTCCGAACACCCTACCGACTCTTTGCAGCAAACGTCCAAGGGCCTCGATGCCCTCTATGGTACGTTCTATTGCCCAGTCAAGGACATTGGAAAAGACATCTGCGAGCTTAGACACTACCTTTGACATAGTATCCATCATTGGCTTCAATGCCTTCATGGCGCTATGCAGGGCATCCGTTATCGATGTGGTGCCCTTCATCTTGTCGCTCAGCTTGACGAAGAGCAACGTCAGGACGTTGACGATGGTCATAATTGGGTTGGTCGAGAGTATCTTCATCGCAGAGTTGAGCCCTTTGGTACCGACGCCAGCAGCCTCAAAACCGTCTTTCAACCCTTTCAATGCGGACTTATAGTTACCGACATTGCGCTGCCATCTTCCGGTCTCACCCTCCAGACGCATGATTTCGTCGGAGAGGGCCTTGATTTGTTTCTGCAGATCCTGACCCTGTTTACCCATACGTTCCATACCTCCCATGGAGTCGTATTGCTTGTTCAGGTTGGAGAGCTTGGCGCGAAGATCAACGAGGCTGTCTGCCTCTGCCTTTTGACGCTTGATGTTGTTCTGGATCTGCTTCTCGGTCTGCCGCATCTGCTGTGTCAGCACCTTGTTCTCGTTGGCCAACTTTATGAACTCGTCTGAGTTTTCCTTGCCCTGCTTCTTGAGTTCGTCGAGGCGGGTATTGTTCTTTGCCACCTGCTCACCGAGTTCGCGAAGCGACTGGATGGCGTTGTCGGTGTCGACTTCAATTTCGATTATTCGTTTTGTGGTTTCTTCTTCCATGGTTTATCGTCTTTTGAATTGTTCGC